GGTTTCCGCACCGCAAAAAAATTCCATGACCAAGCCCCGAAAAGTAAAGTCGGAGAGTCGCGGCAACTTGTGGTCAACTAAAGACGTTCAAGAAAAGCTTGGCATGTCCGAGAAATCGGCAAGGAACTTTCTCGCGAGCATTCCAATTGCAGAGGTCAAAGATCGTTTCAATTGGTACGATCCAAAAGCGGTAACCGAAGCGGCCAAGCAAAAAACCAAGAAGAACGAAGCGACAGAGGGATCCCGTGAATGGTATGAGATCGAAAAGCTGAAACGCCAGATCGACAAACTCGATTTTGATTTGGAAGTCGTCAAAGGCAATTACTTAAAAATCGAAGAAGTGCGGCACGGGTATCTCGGCCAATCGCTCGCCATGCGGAAACAGTGGCTTGAAATGGTGGAGAAGTTGCCGCCGTTATTGTCGGGATTACCTCCGGCGGACATGCAAGGGAAACTCAAACATTACGTAAACGAGGCATTTGAAAAACTCCGAGGACATAGTTTTAACGCCGGAAATAATAAGGGAATGTTCGAACACGTTTGAACAGGCGTTTGCACCACTCGACGAAAGTCATGTTTATGAATGGGCCGAACGGGAATTGCGGTTGCGTGAGTCGCCATACGGTAACCAGTTCAAGCCAGACGAAACGCCATGGTTAAAAGAACCTCTTGATTGCGTAGCCGATCCCGAAACAGAAACCATCGTTTTGAATTGCGCGGCGCAGACGGGCAAAACAATTTCGATGCAAGTGGCTTCGACTTGGGCGCTCGCCAATCATCCAGCGCCGACAATCATTGTCATGCAAGATGAGGACGCTATCAAAGACCTTGCAAAAGAACGAATCCTTCCATGCATTGAATCTTGCGAAGCGCTTAAAAACCAATTTCCACGGGATCGGCATCGTAAGACGAACACCGAGATTTTCTTTGCTAGTTGCACTTTGAAAATGGGAGCGGCGAACAATTCATTTCTCCGGTCTTGGTCAATTCGATGGGCGTTTGGTGATGAATGTTCCGCTTGGAAGTCGGGCATGATGCAACGGTTCCGGCAAAGGACAACTAGGTATTGGAATCGAAAGCTTTGGTTTAGCTCGACGCCTGAAACGGTCGGAGATGATTTCAATCTCGAATACATGGCCGGAACGCGGGAGCAATGGTCTTTGGAATGTCAGGGTTGCAAAGAGTTGTTCGCGCCCGACTTTTACACATGCGTTAAATGGACTACCGACAAATCGACAAAACCGGAGGATTACGATTACAAGGAACTGGCAAAAACGGTTCGAATGGCCTGTCCGCATTGTGAACACGAACACGAAAACACCGAGGCAAATTGGCGGTTAATGGTTAACGGCGGGAAATTTGTAAAATCGAACCACAACGGGACGCCCAAAATTCGAAGTTTTTCTTTTAACCAGTTAACGCTTCCGCCGTCTGTCATGCCTTGGTCTTCGTTAGTCGTAGACTTCCTTAAAGCTAAACGGGCAGCGTCAACAGGATACATTCAACCGTTGCGCGAGTTCGTTACTTTACGGCTTGCGGAACCTTGGAAAGAGTCAAATCACTTAGACGTTCAGAGCGTTGTAACGGCGAGCTATAAACCGAGCGATGAGTGGGGCGATGAAACACACCGCTTTTTGACCGTTGATTGTCAGCAATACCTTGAGGAATTTTGGGCAGTTGTCCGCGCGTGGTCTGATGGCGGATCCAGCCGGTTGTTAGCATTCCGGCGCTTATCTTCCTTTGATGAGGTCCGCGCCTTGCAACAAGAATTCAAAGTTGCAGATTCCAAGACGTTTTGCGATGTAGGATACGAGCGCCATCGTGTGATCGCTGAATGCAGTAAATACAACTGGATCGGTATGTCGGGACGCGACGTTGTTGACTTCAAACACCAGACAGATCGAGGCGTTGTTCAAAAGCTTTACTCAAAGCCGACAAGGGTAAGCGCATCGGGCCGCGTATCGCCTCCTGTGTTTATGTGGTCAAACCCGTCGGTTAAAGACATTTTGCATCTCTTAAAAACCGGTCGTTCTCATGCTTGGGAGATTTGCGATCTTGGCGACATGGCTGATGAATACGCAAAACAACTTGATTCTGAGCGCAAGCGAGAGGTTCAGGCTAAAAACGGGAACACGAAACTTGTTTGGCAAAAATACCGCGCAAATCATGGATGGGATTGCGAATGTATGCAAACGGTCGCCGCTTCCATCTGCAAGCTATTTGCGGAACATGAGTAAACACCGAACTTTAATCCCGTGGATAAAAGTTTGGGATTTGTTACATAGGAAACATATTATGTGTAACGCATCGATCTGCCCTTAAATTTACAAATCGTCCGTCTTAATAATGGCGGACTTAAGACCATTTCTCCGATTACAGACCGACGCATACCTTAACACTTTGAAAGCAAGGGTTGGGGATTCTGTGCTTCAAGGCGCTGTAACTACCTCGTTTTCTAACTCCGGCCAAAGTGGAACCAAGGAATTGGTTTTACCGACGGCGGAGTTGTCCGCGCAGTTAACCGACGTTTTACACGAAAAAGGTTTGGTTACTGGCACGAAGCCAACCCGTATGACTTTCGCAAGGTTCGCCCGATGAGTGAAATTCTTGATCATCGCGGCAATCCCATCGTCTCGACGCCAGCAAAACGGGAGAAATTCGGATACGTCAACCACCACTATCGAGGAACGGAAATTAACCGTTACCGATCTTTTGTTTATCAAAGCATCGGAGATTCGACTTTAACGCTCAATAAATCAACACGTCGTCAATTGATGGCATACGCTCGCTGGTTATACACAAACAGCGGCATGTGCAAAGGCGCGGTTAATGACATGAGTCGATATTCTATCGGATGCGGCCTAAAGCCTCAAAGCCAAGCCGAGCCGGCGGCGGAATACGAACAATTTTTTTATGAATGGTGTAAAGTTGCGGACGTTTCAGGCGTTTTCAACTTTTCACAGATGCAACGCCTCGCATCCGTTCGAATGGATGTTGACGGGGATTTGGGCTTTTTAATGCTCAATAACAAATTTCCGCAACTTCAGATTATTGAATCACACAACATCGAGTCGCCAGATCACAAGGATTTACATGATGGTGTGAAGGTGAACAAAGCCGGCCGGCCCGTTGCTTATTATCTCAAAGACGGCGACGACACGCGCACTGTCAGCGCAAATAATTTCATTCTAGTTTCGGATCCAGATCGTGTTCAGCAATTGCGCGGCGTAACGGCCCTCGCGCACGCGACTGATCACATACGCGATCAAATGGAGATCCTCGATTACGAAAAGGTCGGGGTTAAAATGTCCAGCGCAATTGGCGTCGCTATAACTACAGGCGGCGGAACAGCCGACGACGGTCAAAGTTTGGTTGAGTCTGGATACGCCGCCAGTGATACGGGGACAGTCGCTTGGGATACGTTTCAAGCCGGCATGGTTCCGAGGCTTAAGGCGGGCGAATCCATAGAATCATTTGCAAGCAATAAGCCAAGCGCAACATTTCAAGGTTTTCTCGAGTTTTTAATTCGGGACGTCGCTCTTGGTCTTGGGGTTCCATACGAATTTTTAGTTGATCCAGCCAAACAAGGAACCGCTTCCCGCTTCATCCTCGAAAAGGCGCAACGACGTTTTGAAGAGCGGCAGGAGACAATCCGCAAATTCTCAAACCGTGTTTATGCATGGGTTATCGCCTCGGGCATAAAGCGCGGCGACATACCTCCGAGCGATTATTTCTGGCGTTGCAGATGGCAAGCGCCAAAGAAAATAACCGTCGATAACGGTCGCGACAGTAAAGCGAACGCCGACGCGCTCAAACTTGGAACACGAACACTTGCCGAGGACACGGGCGAACGCGGCCATGACTGGCAAGAGGTTCGAGGGCAAGTCGAAAAGGAGGCGGATGATTTATTACAGCGAGCAGCCGGACTGGCTCAAAAACACGGCGTTACAATGGATACGGCAATCGCGCTTCTCTCACAACGCACACCAAATCCCGTTTTTAACAATGACGAATCACAAACTGATTAATTCCATTTCTAATGATCTTTGGGCGATTTTGCCTGATTTTCTGCAAACGCTTTATTTAAGCGCAATCGACTTCGATTTATCGCAAGCGCAAGAGCCAAGCCAAAACACGTTTATTCAACGCGGATCGGTTGCAGTCATTCCCGTTCACGGCGCATTGGGCAAAAACCTCGATTCCATGGACAAAGTTTTCGGAATGACCGATTACACGGACATCGAACAAATGCTCACGGAAGCAGAAGCGGATCCAACGATCAACCATGTCTTGCTTCACATTGACTCGGCCGGCGGAACCATTACGGGCTTACCAGAATTAACAAGCCGGATGCGAGCCATGAAAAAGCCAATTACCGCTTTCACAGACGGCATGGCAGCAAGCGCGGCTTATTGGTTAGCCAGTCAAGCGGATCATATATTGGTAAGCGAAACAAGCACGGTCGGATCGATTGGCGTTTACATTGCCTTACTTGATCAATCCCGATATTTGGAAATGAACGGGCTGAAAATGAACGCTATCTCTAGCGGGAAATACAAGCTCGATTACGCCCCATTTAAACCACTTTCAAAGGAAGCGGAAGAACGACTTCAAGCCAACGTTGAGAAATGGCATGACCGATTCAAGGCGGAGGTAAACATCAAGCAAAACGTGCCTCATGAAAATATGGAGGGACAAACTTTTGAGGGATTTGAAGCTGTCGAAGCAAACCTTGCAAGCGGCGTTGTAAACAGCATTTCCGAAGTTTTGACACTGCTTGGCGAGTCTTAAATTTACAAACCGCCCCTTATGTTAGAATGAAAACCTTTCTCAATCTCATTCAGGCAAATTCAGAAATCACTCGTTTAACCGCAGATATTGAATCTGCAAACAAGCGCGTTGAACAACTTGAATTGCAGAACACACAAGCGGCCGAAGCACACGACGCCGCATTAACCAGTTTGAAAGCGGAACACAAAACCGCGCTCGATGAAGCAAATGGAAAAATCCAGTTGCTAAACGAGGCAAACAAGAATCTCGAAGAACAGCAGGAATCCGCAAGTGAGCAAGCCGCGCAGGTATTGGCGAACGTCGGAGTGAGCGAGCCGGTCGAGGAAACAAAAGAAACCGTTGCAAAGAGCGCGATGAGTCTTGAGCAGCATTGGGAAGCTTACAAGGCGATCCGAAGCGGCAAAGAAAAACGCGCTTACTACAACGAGCACATCCGACCAAATCGATAATTAGAAAACAACTCACATGGCCAATACGCTCAACGGAACGTTCCTCGCGCAAATTGCGCAAGATACACTCGATTATTTAAGTTACGAGTTCCACCCGCTCGCTGCATTTACGCGAGATTTCAACGAAGACATTAAAGATCGAGGCGAATCTGTAACGACTCGCGTCGCTTCAAGTGTCACCGCTCAAGATTTATCAAGCGGATACTCGTCAACTGACGTCACAAGCACAGCAAAAACAGTTTCTTTAGATACGCATTACGGATTCGTTTACGGATTTTCAGATGCCGAAGTAAGTAAAGCTGGCGATTCAAAATGGCTTGAAAACGTGTTCATGGCTCCGGCTTTAGAAGCAGTCCATAACAAGATTATGGACTCACTTTTAGCTTTGGCGACGAACGCAAGCTTTGGTTCTAGCGAAGTCATTACCGCCGCAAACTTTGACGCCGACGAAGTGGCAGACTTGGCCGCGGATTTCTCGGGAAACAAAATTCCCAAGAATGAGCGATCATTGATTTTGCCTCCGTCATATTTTGGATCCATTCAGAAGGATAGCATCATCCAAGACAGCTCAAGTTTTGGATCCTCAGATGCCGTTCGAGAACACGCCGCTAGAAGAGTTCACGGTTTCAATCTGTATGAGTATTCAGACATACCGACGAACTCCGAAAACTTGGCAGCAATCGCGCTTCATCCGAGCGCTTTGATTATGGCTGCTCGCCAAGTGGCAACGCCGAACGATCCGGGCTTGCTGGTCGAAAATGTGACAACAGACATCGGACTTCCGCTCCAGTTCCGCCACTGGTATTCACCAAACGATGGTGAATACAAGATTTCCCTTGGGGTTCTTTACGGAGTGGCAATCGGTAACTCCGGCGCACTTGGTTCCGGCGGCGCATTGAAACGCATTAAATCCGCTTAATAAAATCATGGGTAACACACTTGGAGGCAGTTTCCTTGCTGCCATAGCGGAACAAACGTTGGACTATATGGGGCGCGAGTTCGTTCCCCTGTCAGCGTTCACGCGTAACTTTTCGCAAGATATTCTCGATCGAGGCGAAAGCGTTACAACGCGTGTGCCTTCAAGTGTTACCGCTCAAAATCTGGCGAGCGGTTATACATCAACAGACGTTCAGACGACTAGTAAGCAATGCACTTTGAGCAATTTCAAAGGCTTTGTTTACGGGTTCAAGGATGCCGAAGCAAGCAAGGCCGGCGACGTAAATTTCTTGCAACGAACCTTTGTTAAGCCGGCCATCGAAGCAACTGCGCAAGCGGTTCTCGACTCATTATTGGCGCTTGTGACAAATAGCAATTTCAGCGCATCAACAACGATCACTTCTTCGAATTTCGATTCGGATGATCTTGCCGATCTGGCCGCTGATTTGACGAACTCGAAGGTGAACAAGGCGCTTCGATCCGCCCTGATTTCGCCAGTTTACAACGCGAGTCTTCAGAAGGATGTGGCGATCCAAGACGCTTCAAAATACGGAAATTCAAGCGCTATTCGCGACAATCAAGCAGACCGAATTCATGGATTTGGGATTCATGAATATTCAGCGATCCCGACAAACGGAGAAAATCTCGCGGGCTTCGTTTGCCATCCGAGCGCATTAATTATCGCGGCAAGAGCGCCAGCAACTCCGGTTCATCCAAGTTTGACCGTGGTCGATTCAGTAGAAAGTGTAACGGGCATTCCTGTCCAGTTCCGCCAATGGTACGATCGAAATAATGGTGAACACAAAGTGAGTGTCGGTCTATTGTATGGAGTTCAAATTGGGAATTCCCAAGCATTGAAAAGAATTTTATCAGCATAAGAGTAAAACAATGATACAGAAACCATCATTTACGGTTGGAATTACAGGTTCAGGCCAAGTCGAGATGATTAAAATCGGCACACCTGAAGAGTGTAAAAAATCATTTTTGGAAGCGGTAAACAATCCCGACGGTAAATTCGTCGATGTTTACACATACCGCAAACCGCCATATTGGAAGCGGCGCAAGCTTTCCACACAACCAGCCAAATCCGCGCCCAAAAAACGCCGCAAGTCCGAGTAGTTTAGTCGTCTGCTCGACGCCCTGCCCTGTTACAGCGGGGCAGGGTTTTTTTGTTATGTCCTTAAACAAACTAACTAAAACGAACAATCGGTTTTTGTATGAAACCGCCGCCGCCGCAAGTCCGACTTCATGGTCGGTTATTGCGGAGGGTTACACATGGGCGGACAACGGGCGATTGTTCCGCGTCACAGCCGACGAGGCTTATTATCAAACGGTCGCCTATGTAATGCAAAGGACGAACACAAGCGGCGATTTTGAGGATGCGATAACGATCAACCTTAACTTGCCAGACGGTAACGGAATAAGTCGCGTGGATGTTTACACAAGCGAAGTGGTAAGCGGATCGCCCGATTACACAAACTTGAGTCTTGCCGATACTTTATCCCGTCAAAGCGAGCAAGACCGAATTGCCTTTGAGCAGCAAACAATGCTCGAGTCGGAAATTGGGATTGTCTTTGATTATGCGGGGGCGAAATACAGGGCGACAGAAACAAGCCGAACCGATAGCAAGGAAATCGAAAACGGCGGATTCGTTGAA